CGGACGCTTGTGGATTTGGCGAAACCACCGCCCCACCAGCGTTGGCAGAATATGTCCAAAGCTCAACCCCCGCAGCCATCAGGCCGAACCTCTCGAGTTTAACGAGCGCATCCGTCGCGGCGGTCATATTTATAACTTCTACATGCGATGGCACAAACCCAAGGTCAAGGTTGACCAAGTTCCCATCCGCTTCGAATTTCCTTGTAGCTACCTGACTCATAACAAGTCCTCCGTATTAACCGCACAAAGGCGGGTTAGTGTTTAGCTGTGGGTGACTTTAAGAATGTGCATAAACTCGTCATTGAGAATACGCGCAACGAAAGCCATCTTCCAACCAGATGTAGCCCGCTGATTCAGAGGGTCGTCGCCGTGTCCGTAGTCCTTGCGGATATTGGACATAGCTGCGCCATCAAGATCCGTAACGGCAAAAGCGTTCTCCCCAAAAATGGGCAGAGAGTACGTGGAAGAGGACACATAGCCCTTGCTAGTCATAAGCCAGCGAACGTTACCCGTGTTGCCCCACTCGTCCTCCATAACGCCGTTCTGTCCGGCATACTCGGAAATCTCTTTGAAGCCTGACACGTCTTCGATGTCGTCAACGAGGTCGGCGTCAATAATGCCCCAATACGCTTTGCGGATCGGGCCGGTGCCTATTTTAGCACTGGCGTCAATCTGCGGTGCCATGCGTTTGGCATTGTACCCGAGCAGAGTTTTGACCACGGCGTCGATATCAGCCTTGGTTAATTCTGTTGGGGTGTCGCCGTTGCTACCGCTGCTGGCATTTGTGGAACTCGCACAAGCCGCGAGAATATCACGGATAAGTTCGTCGCGGGTTTCACCAGCCTGGAAACCGAGTTTCTCAGCGGCGACTACCCAGTCTTCATCTTCAACGGTCTGGTCAACCACGTCCGTAATGTGAACGAAATCCCCATACCAGGAGATTTTTGCGGTCAGATCGGTCTTGGAAAGAAGCTGACCATTGGGAGTTACGCCCTCGGTCAATGGCGTTTTCGCAACGGTAAGATTTGCATATCTGCGGAACTTGATTGTGTTTCCGCTCTTTTTAGCCAAAGGTCTACTCTGCGCGAACTTCTCATGCACGAGAGCGGGTTTGGCGGCGTCCAACAGTACCCTATCATACATAATAGCGACTGCGGGATCGACTTGGGTTGTGGTGGTTAATGCGTCAGCCATAATTCATCTCCTATGATCCGGCTGCCCTGCGCCCTGCTTTCACATCGCTCACATATTGCTTAAAATCCGCTTTCGACATCTTGGATATGCGAGACGCGGTATCAATACCAACACCCCCACCAACTGCTGCCGAAGGACTCCCAGGTTTTTTAGCATTGGCTAATATACGCCCTATCGTTGAAACGACAGTCTTTTCGGGGTCCACTTTCGCTCCCGCTTTAGCGTTCTTTTTCGCCAACTGCACAAAGGCCAAGGCCGTAGCCTGGGGGTTAGGTGAACTCTGTATAATGGACGTCAGGTCCGGGTTGTCTTCCAGTATTTTTGGAAGGTGTGTTTTAAGTTCTTCGAGGGCTCCTGGATTTGCAACAGCGTTGGACAGCTGTCCAACATGCTGCACAATGGGGGCCATCCCTTGTTCAACTGCCCTTTTTACCGCCGTTTTAAAATCCTTGCCGTAGACAATATCATCATCGCCTATGCTGGAAGTAGCAGGTTCGGTATTCTGAGGAGCCGGTGTTGTTCCCTGCATCTGCATCTGCCTCGTAGCGAAAATAGCCTGGTCTTTAGCAGTTTGTAACTCCTGCTTCATCTGCGCTATTTTCTCGTCGCTGCTCTTGCCTGATGCAACCAAAGCCTCTAATTCTACTAATGGCACGGTAGCGGTTTCTCCTGCGCCGGGGTCAACCGGATCAATAGCGGCGGGTGTCACTTCGCCCTCTTGTGTTGGTTCAACAAATTCGTTACCCATCCCTAAACTCCTTTTGCAACTTTGCCTGGGCTGTCACACCCGACCCGTAGTCAACGGTACGCTGCGGTTGGGGTTAATTAAGTATAGACAGGCCTAAGCCTCTTGCCTGCCTCGCTATCTCTGGAACGAACGCGCCTTCCGGCACAATGATCTTCGGTCTATCAAGGGGGAGCATCCACAAAAGCTTCACTCTCCCCTTCTTATTGTTTATATGCCAGCACATTGTCCCGAACATTTCAGGCGGTCGAACACTCGACAGCACTATTTTGGTCCTGATTATCTTGGGCTCCATCGGGTCTATGCGACTCGACGCCAGTAAGAAATACTGCTTTTTCCGCTGGTTATAATCTATAACCTTGCAAAGATTATCTATGACCTCCCGCCCCATTTTCTGCCGAGCTTCACCCATGCAGAGAAAAGTGTCAGCGGAACAGTTAGCACCGTTTCTAATTATAATGTGGCTCATTGTGGGGGGCCTCCTTGCTGCGGCGGCTGCGCCGCTGGTTGGCTTATTTCCCGAATAAAACGCATAACTTCTAAAAATCTATCCGTGCCCATCTTACCAACCTCGGCAGCAGTCTTGGCTCTTTTGTATTCAGCGTCCGCAACATTTTCCCTGGCGTTGGTGGACTCCCTCTGTTGTTCGGCGTTTATTTCCTGAACCTTGGCCTTGGCCATGGCGAACTGTATATCTGCCATTTGCTCCTGCTTTTGAGCCTGTTTTTGGGCCTGCTGCTCGGCTTTTTGCAGGGCTTCACGGAGCTTCTTTTTGTTTTCCATGGGGGTAGCGTCAATGATAAGCTCCCACGGGATTGGAGCCCCTTCTTTTTTCATCGCCATAAGCTGCGCTGCTGACATCTGCTTCTGAGTTTCGGACAGCACCCCTTCAACTGGGGCGCAGTCATACTTACCAAAATCCTGATTGTAAAATTCCTGCGTAGGCTGCTCGCTAAGTATCCGCATTACCTTGGTAGGCTGGTAATTCTTTTGAATCGCTATGAGCAGCTTCCTGCCCAACAGAGTTTTACTGAGCCGGTAATTATCGAACATGTCCTGCAGGATTGTAAGCCCTTGCCCTTGCCTGAGTTTTGCGAGAATACCCGCAACCTCTATTTTATCCCCTGCTTCGGGCATACCAAGTAATTCCGAATTAGCTCCGGGAATTTCCATGATATCACGGTCAAAAAGCTCAGATAACTGCATCATACCAGGGGGTACGTCGGGCGCTTGAAGTCTGTCAGCGTCCGCCAACTCTCCATTCATCCAAACAACCGTTCCTTGCCCCGATTGGTACAGGGATTCAGGGTTGACGACTGAGTTTTCTTTAGCCTTCCAGCCAGAAGATATCTGAGAATCTATGATATCCAGCATCTTGGAGCGGCGTTTGTTTATTTCTGTCTGTGGGTCGCGCATACACCGGATAATGCCCTGGAGTTTAAGTTCCGCATTATCAAATTCAGGCTCGTAGAAACCCATAACAGGTACGAATGGGTAGTCGTCTAATCCGGCGGGCTCTTCCCCGTGGTGGATAACAATATCTTCCACAATCACAATCTGTTCAACACTTTTTTTCATGGTCTTAAGCAACTGAAAACGCCCAGGCGCGGATTGCATAATGTAAAGAAGGCGCTCGTCATCGCCAGTCCACTCCACCATCTTGCCGTTTTCAGTATCGATCAATATCTCTACTTCGTCGTACTTACGCCTCCAGAATTCATCATAGCGGTATAAATCCTTCTGCGCTGCTGCCGCTAAAGAAGGAGAACTCGTGTATTTCAAGTCCTGTATTCCGCCGGCCTTTATCTTAGCCGCCTCTTTGCGCTTGTCCGAGGGAATTATAGAAAGCATCGCGTCTTTTCTGAGATACTCCCTGCGACAGATAAAACCACAGTCCGATAAATCCCTCTCAGTAAAAGCCGGATCGAGGAGAAACTTATTATACGGTACCCGTTTTATCTTTATATCGCCATTAACAGGGTCTTGAGAATAATCCATATATAGATTTACGAGATTTATACCTGTGTGCAGTGTGCCAGCGCTGAAAGCGTCTGACATGATGTTATAGCCGTTCATTAAAGACATCTGCCATTGGATAATACCAGAGAGTTGGTCGGCGGTATTTTCATCCGCTCCCTCTATGGGCATTATCTTCATTGACAGTCTGTTTTTTCGCTGATACCCGCCTATAAGTTTAACAACTCTGCGGACTTTGTTAAAAACCAAAGCAGCCCGGCGCTGTTTTGCGAGGTATTTTTTAGTCTTCGCGTCCCATTGGTCGTTAAGCATGACGGCGAGGTCGTTCTTAGCCTCCACGAGATATGGAGCCCAGTAAGACTGAGCTATGTCGTAGGCTTCGTTGAAATCTTGTAACCTGTCTTTATCAGAAGACATTAACTCCCCGCTGGCGGGGCGTATTTCTCATACAATTCCCGCGCTTTTAATGCTGAAAGATTATCAATAGGAGCCAGTATATTAACCTGACTGTCTGTAATGCGAGCAAGACAGTCAAGCATGTCATCATGACTTGAAATAGGAAAGGCCTTATACTCCTGCTTAATAAAAATCTGCACCAAATCCTCCCGGCGACCTTCGTAATTAACCTTAAAACAGGTTTCAGGCAAGTACAGCCTACCCTCTTTAAACAATGGAGTCAAGGTTTTTATTCTATCTATTTTTGAGACGTTCCCGCCAAACTCTGTTATCCTGAAGCGGTAGTTCTTTTCTGCTTGCACGTATTCGATATGCTGGATGTCTGCTTGCATACCATATTTTTCATAGAAAACACCTTTAGGGTTGTACTTTCGATGTAGCTCAAACAGCGCGTCTGTTCTCTCAGTCAGGTTCAACCTATCCCGAACCATATCGATACCATACCAATTCTTATCGCTGCCCAGACCAAGAACCCACATGGCCGTATAATCGTTCGTTTTTTTCTTCTCGTTTGCAGGGTCCACGATAATTATAATGTTCAGGTTCCGCAAGTTATCAGGTTTCCAGAATTGCAGCCACGCGGGGTCAAAGCCATCTATCCGGTTTTGCCTGGGGTCTTGAAGTATTTGACAGGCAAAAGTGTACGGACCCATGTCAGTAAATTTCTTCGCCAATACCTTCTTTGAAAAAAGAACCGGCTCCCCGTCGGCCTTACCGTTTAAAGTCCCAGGATATCTGCGAACCTTCGCGCTCTCCCTGTCAATTATCGTCTGGTAAGTATCATTTCCGTGGTAGCGGGTGCCTATATACCGCACTCTACCCTCCTCAGCTACCCCAAGGTTCAAAGCCATTTCCCACGCTGCCGTGGTCTTGTTAATCATTTCAGGAGTGGTGACACTCGCCAAAGTCACAACGTCGTCGAATACCAATATATTGAAATGCTTGGAAGTCGGCTGGCCATCTACCAAACCCCAAGCTTCAACGGTGGCTTCCTTTGGGTTGGTCTTACGCTTAACAATTATCCCATCATCCTCAGACCATTTAGGGGCTTGTTTTGGATTTTCCCATAGGATATCTGGGAAAACACCTATCAACTCCTCGTTCTGCTCAAATTCGTGTTTAATCTGGCGCAGAAACCCCTTCGCGATGGGCCTTGTATGGGAGAAGATACCGACTGTAACTTCAGGGTCAATGAGAATGTCCTGAATAGTCTTTCCGAAGGTTATGATTGTTGACTTATAATGCTCCCTCGCCCATAAATCTAAGCAACCATCCGGCTCGTTTTGCACCTCTTTGCACCTGTCGAATAGCCAATCTCGGTCTATGTCAAAACGCTTAAGCATGAAGATAAGTAAAAAGAAAAGGTCATACCGGCAAAGTTTACGCACTTCCATGCGTAGCTCTCCACCCCCCTTACCGCGCAAAGCAGTTTGGTAAAAAGCTTTCGCCTCTTGTCTATTTTGAAATGGGATTGGCATGCGTAATCACCTTCTGATTTTGTTCGGGTGTTATATCTATCGCCGCTCCATAGACGGAATCGACGATGCTTTTCACAGCGTCGTCAGCCAGGGTGTGCTTAACCTCGCTTGACACAGCTATGGAGTCTTTGAACCTGGAGTCAAAAGCCTTAATTAAGGTGGTTAGAAGGTTGTCTGAGTATTTAAGTACGGTTCCTTTTATCTCACCTTTGTAAAAAAC